ACATGCAACCTGTTTGCTGTTGCAGCCGTAACCTTTAAAACTTCATCCGCTTGAACCACCAGAGGAGCCGTCAATAACTCAACCGTGCCCTTAGCTCCAACCGCCTTGTCCTTATACAAACTAAAAATGCTTGTTCCGTTGGTCAACGTTAACGTCAGAGTGTCCGCGTTGTTGCTGTCCTCTGATACAAGGATAGATTTTATAATCGCGGTAGCAAACGGGCCACACGTATAAAGTGTGGTTGCGTTCGTTGTTGTTAGATCAACCTTTGCGTTTACATATGCGTTAGCCATCAGCCCATAAACCAGCTTAGTGCAGTCGTGTCATCGTCTGCAACTTGTTGAGTGTTGTTGAACTGATTCAAAAACACAGAGAAAGATCGAACCACCTCGTTCAAATACTCTTGCTTGTATTCTTGAGGCGGTATCGGAAAGAATGGTACAGGGGTGCTAGTAGCCATTATCGTCTCCCGTCTGGTCTAATGTCAACACGCGGCACACCTAATCTCCAGAGGACGTTTGCGTCTGTAGATTGTAGCTTGAGCGTAAAGCTGCGACCTCTTAACCGTGTAAAGTATTGATCTGTATATTGATCCACAGGTGAGCTAGATGTTTTTGACACCGTGTTGGTTGAACTGTTCTGGTCTATCTGCCCCGGAAAGTTCTTGGTCTCCATAATAAAATCTATAGAAGAAGTGTCTACAGTTTCTCTAAAGTTAATATCCGGTATTACCCTGCTTATAAAAGAAAACTGATTGCCTTCTGTAATAGACATGTCTCCAGACTTAATAAACGAAGTCATAGCAGAGCCGTCATCCTGTGCGCCCACCTCTTGGTTAAACAAAAAGTTTGTAGCTCCCGCCGCTAAAGGCAACGAAGAAATACCCCGATCTAACCATGCCGTTCTAGCTAGGTTTCCTATAAACCAAAGCTTCTCAAGGTAGTTGTAAACAACATACCTGTCGTTTTCGTTTGAGTCCGCAGAAGGGTAAAACCACCACACCTCGGAAAAGGACACGTTAGCTCCCGCAACAATCTTATCAAACTGAGACACGTTAATGTCGTTAAACACATAGTCCCTAACAGTGCAGGGTATTCTTTGAACCGCACCCGTAAACGCATAGAACTCTGCCGAACCCATCCAAAACACGGCATCGTCCACCGCAACCGCAGCCTTGGGACTAGCGATGGTAATGTTATCAGAGATTAAGTTTATACCAAAGGTAAACGGCGGTCCAAGAAACTGCATTGCGTGGATAGAAACATCTGTAAATACCAGTATTTGCTGCCGTGTTTCTACAGCTTGAATAATCTTGGAGCCAGAGCTTATACGCAAATCACCCGCTGTATTAGTCGAAGTAGGATACCAATCAACAGGGTTTTCCTGACTACTAAACCGTATCAACAACGGGTCTTGAACCCCATTGCCGTCTGTCGCGGCAGACGTAGCGCCAAGGCCATCCGCACCAAAAGCAATTACATGCCTGTCTCTGTCAGATAAAAGAATCTGTGTGGCTATTAAAGGAATCGAGGTGCGTGTGCCAAGGCTCAAGGAACTATCCGTTAGAAACTTGGCTCTCGTGCTTGTGCTATTGCTTCTATCCCAGTAATAAATCCTGCCGTTTCTTTCGTTCAACAGCAAGTCTTCTCCAAAGTTGTCTTGTGTCCAGATACGAAGGTTTGCAGACGGCGTAATTGTACCTGAGATCAAGGCTAAACCCCATCCAGAAAAGTCATCTGCTGCAGAAGCGTTGCCAGAAGCAAGCCGCACGGCAGAACCGTCCGCATGTGTCGTGGCAGTAGTGCCTTTATGACCTCTAGTACAACCCGTTAAGTTGTTAGAGCTTATACCGCCCACCAAAATAAGTTCTGTGCCTATCATAATAATATCGGTAGCTACAATGCCCGTGGAACTGGTCACCGTAATCGTTGCGTCACTGTTAGAAAGAGTGCCGCCCTCATTTAAAGTAGTGGTGAGCGCCCCTGCCGTTGTTCCGCCCCAAGCACCAGCGCCCCAACCAGTCCCAAACACAGAACTGTTTAACGCGGTGCCGATCTGGTACGTTCCAACAACGCTGCTTCCGCCATTGCCTGTGTCGCTGCCGTTTGCTGCAACAGCGGTAGCATCTAAACCCCCAGATACCGTAATACTTTCAATCGTGGACAATGTTCTTGCCGATATTTTATAGGTGTTACCATCCACAACCTCAGTGACCTGATATTCTTGGTTGAGAACATTAGCCGTTATGGTTCCCCCCAGTGTAGCCGCACCGGAAAAAGTAACAAAGTCAGTAGCCACACAGCCATGACTTGTGTCCGTTACTGTAATTACAGAAGACCCATTGGTTGCAGAAAACGTGACATCTCCCGCTGAAGTTGTCTGCCGTATAGGGGTGACATCTTTAAAATCCGTTCCTTGTTTAATGTAGAACTTTAACTCGGTTCCAAGCCCTAAAAACTTTTCGCCGTTCAAGGCTACAAACTCGTGCATCCCACGGCACAAACCTAAAAAAGCATTGTTTGAGTTCTTCTCCCAGCCGTTAAGCTTTTCAGGATACCCAAACCGAAACCGCACTTTGTCACAATCTACCCAGCCGTTTTCCTCAGAGAACGGGGTAATTTCTTTGTTAATTCCGGGTTTAAACTTTAATTTTGCTAGTGGCATAACACCCTCACGATTGTGCGCCGTAGATAGTACCGTTGTTCGTCAGTGTAAAACTATTGCCGTTTGCTTCAATTCCCTTGCCGCCAGCACCGCCAACGGAGCCTGATAAGCCGTTGCTGCCCCCCGCCGCGCCCCAACCGCCGCCACCGCCTGACCCATTAAGGGGTCCACCACCGTCATTGCCGTAGTGTGTGCCGTTACCTCCTGCACTACCGCCTGAACCGCCAGCGCCTGATAAGCTGTTACCAGCAGCGCCTCCTGATCCGGGGAGTATATAACCACCCTGTCCACCAGTAAGACCCCCTGCAAAAGATACCGCTGCTGCGCCACCACCTGAGCCGCCACCCAATCCACTGTTTCCGCTTAACCCGCTCTGGCCTAATCTTGGTGTTACAGGCCCTCCACCGCCACCCGCGCCACTTCCCGGTCCACCGTTTCTACCCTGCGCCCCAGAACCACCGCCGCCAGCTATATAGGCACCAGAGTTGTTGATAATTGTAACCCCTGAAGCGGTTATACTAATGGCAGGTCCACCCACGGCACTTTGCCCCGTTCCGCCCTTACCAACAATAAACCCGCTGTTCTGAACAGTGATGCTTGCAAGGTCTATAATTAAAGCCGCCGCCCCCGTAGAACTAGACCAAAGGTAAAAGTCTTCGGGAATTATTAGTGTACCCCCTGCGGTCAAGCCCGAAATTTCTGACGCCGTAATGTCACTGTTGTTATCGTAACCATTAATCGCAGTTAACGAAGGAAGCGTAATCTCACGACTTGCGCCATACCACTCGTTAAAGGACATTGATGCCCCAGATGATTTGCCAATTAAAACACGTATGTCTGAGTCATTAATACTAGCCGTAGACCCAGAAGACCCTCCAGCTTCAACATGAATCTGGTTTAACGATATTGTACCAGAACTAGGGAGTGTCATTACACGCTTCCAAACGCAGTTATGTTGCCAGTAACAGTTAAGTTACCAGAAGTGTCCAGCTTCATTTTATTGCTGCCGCCGTAGCTAAACACCAAGTTGTTACTTGAGATAGTTGCAACCCAGTTGTTTGCTCCAGCCGATAAAGTTAACGTAGAACCAACATCTAAAGCACCGTCGATATCACCCGCACCCGATATGTCCAACGTAGCCGCGTCTAACTCACCTGTAAGCGTCAGGTTACGCAGGCTTGCCACATCCTTGTTCGCGTCCACAGTGACCGTTTTACTAGCAACAACCGTTCCAACCGCAGCGCCAGTGTCATTGTAGTTCAACTCAGCCGCTGTAGCAGAGACAGTAGTACCCGAAATAGAAAATGCGTCTGTCTCCAACGTACCGTCGATGTCCGCGTTGCCGCTAATATCTAACGATGCTGCGTCCAACTCACCCGTAAGCGTAACGTTTCTAAAGCCTGTAATGTCCTTGTTGCTGTCAACAACAACCGCCTTGCTGGCACTAACTGTTCCTGCCGTAACATCTAGCTCCGTAATGCCACCAAGAACACTGGTAAAGTCAGTGACCGCTGCCCCTGAACCTGCACCGTCAGCCAAAATAATTGCGGACTTGGTTGCGGCAATAGTAACATTGGCCCCCGACCCCTGCGTGATTGACAAGGTTTGGTTCGTGCTGTTGAGGATCATATAAACTCGGGCTTTGTTATTTTGCTGCAACGTAACTGTGCATGTACCGCCCGGAGACCCTGTAAACTTTATAGCTTTGTAATGACCATTCGACAAAACCGATGTGGTTGACAACTCCAAAGTATATGAAGTGGCAGACAGAGCAATTGAAACAAACCCGTTTGAAGCGCGGTCTATAATATCAAAGTTGTTATTGGTGCTGTCGCCCCATGTGCCAGACTCATCACCCGTTGATATTTTCTTGAGCGCGTTTGCTGCAGTGTATGTAGCCATGATGTGACCTCAACTATAAATTTAAATAGACTATACCCATACTTCTGCTTCTAAGCAACTACGCAGCGATATCCTCCCAGCTTGGAGACTGAGATGGCGTAATAGCAGAGAATCCTGAAGACTGAGAAGGTGTAATAGCAGAGAATCCTGAAGACTGAGAAGGTGTAATTTCTCCCCAAACAAGCACCTTATTAATAAGGCCAGTAGCTTGAACGCCTGTTACAGATATTTCTGCAGAAACGCCCACCGTTCCAACCGCACTTGTAGCTTGAACGCCTGTTACAGATATTTCTGTGTCAACGCTTACTGTCCCCACGGCACCAGTAGCTTGAACTCCCGTAACAGTAGAATTTAGCGTGTCAAACCCCGCGATAGAGTTGTCAGCTAGTGGGGAAAAACCTAACATCAGTCAGCCTGTGCGTCTATCATCTGCTGATATGCAGTCTTAATCGCGTCTGTCCACACGGCATTAGCTATTGCTTGGACCTCAGTGGACTCACCAGAGATGTCTGTGTCTGCCCATGTGTCATCTGATTTAGAGCATGGTGCTAGTACATGTCGGCTGAACGCACGGCTAATCTCAACATCGTCACGCTTGATGACCGTGGCTGTTCTGATCTGTATCATTTTGTGTTCTGATACGATCTCGATTTTGTCTTGAACTGTTTCTTCTGTTAGTGCCATGATGGCCTCCTGTGTTTATCGTGGCGTTGTTGCCACCTGACTACCCTGTGATCCAACAGGGGTGGTTATGCGGTTCTATATGTTATTGCGCCAATTAGTCGCCCTGTCATTTGCTCGCTTGCGCTACCAACGTAAAAAGAGGCTTGTGTGCTATTTGGGTTTAAGTGAAATACAGTCCCATTATTATCAGTAGCGTAACCGTGAGTTCCTGCATAGTTAGACCCACTATCTGATGTAAATGGAAAGTTTCCAAGTTTGTTGGCGTTACTGCCAATATTTGCGTTATGACTAATATCAAACCAACAGGTAACTAAATCACCAATCTTATAATATCTAGCTGGACTAGTTTGAGACCAATCATTACCAGAGTGATCTTGCGGAGTCCAATTTCCCGACTCTAAGTCATCCAGCTTATTAGCCGCCCCAGTGCCGCCGAGGAAAACACCGCCGCTGAGGTAGAGGTCTTTGAAGCGTGAACCAGAATAGCCCAAGTCAAGAAGGTTATCTTGGACTGAACCTGAATTGCTGATAGGTATAATTGCTGTGTCTGTAATTCTTGCACCACGGGTATCACCAACAACATCAAGATGCCCAGAGTAAGTCCCAATACTCCCCACCGTGGTGCCGTCTTTGCGGAACGAAACAATGTCACCGTCAGACCCTATGCGGTTCAGATAAGACACAATGTTGGTGTAAGCGGCTTCAAACCAACCACCAGCATTTACAACAGTGCCAGTTGCAGATGAACTATTGCTAATGTTAGTCGTAGTAGTCCCCACCAACAGATTACCGCTGCTGTCTAGTATCATCTTAACATCAGCAGCAGCACTAGCACCTGTTTTAAACACCAACTCAGTAGCATTATTGTCAGCAGCAAACGTACCTTCAGCTACAGCTTCAATGGCTGCGGCTGTTAGATTAGCATCAGTGCCACTAGCTTCATCAGGTGCCTTGAACTCAATCTTGCCCAGCACACTGCCATCGGTAACAGTGGTGTCTGATGTCTCTAGTTTAAGTACACCGCCTGTGGCTAGTTCAAAAGTACCAGCGGCTAAATCTCTTGCTCTAGTCATGTGTGATTATCCTTCCAATGCCGTCAGGCGTGTCTCAATAGATGCAAACCGCTGCTCATTATATGCTGCTACGAATGACAACAACTCAGGGTATCTAATGCCCATCCTAGTTTTGCTAGTTGCCCCCGCTGGTGCTTCATCTTCTGTGTCATATGTATCTGTGCGAGTGTAAGCATCAACTGCTTCTACGGCTTCTGTTATTAGTCTCTGCTCTGTGCGTTCTTCTTGAGCCTCAACTAAAACATTACCTTCTTCGTCTAACTCTTCTTCAACTGCTGCAATAACAACATCTTCAGTGACTTCATCTTCAGCTTCAACAGCAGGAACATCAACGTCATGCTCCCACCAAGTGCTTGAGATAAACAGTGAGTAGTCACCAGCGTCTAGGCTCTCAGCAGTGAATGCAGCTTGTACGTCTTGGGCTATAATACCTGTGTGAGTTCTTGCATCATTACCTTTAGCTGCAACTTTGTCTTTCCATCTGAATGTTTTAAACAGGGCTGAGATACGTTTAGCTACCAGCATTTCGGCTGAAGTAAGTGCAGCTATGTCTTGCTTTTCATTGCGGTCAGAGGTTTGGATGGTGCCGTTGGTGGCAAAGATATCATCGAATCTTAATGCAGAAGCTCCTAAGTCCACATAATTATCTGCTGTTGCTACAGTGCCACTATTATTTTTAGCTGGGTAAATTGGACTTGCATTGTCATTAAAAAGAAGTGCGGCCCCACCATTACTAGGGGCAGCTATATATAGACCAGTACCTATAGCCCCCATACTCCCCACCGTGGTGTTGTTCTTGCGGAACTTTACAATGTCGCCATCTGATGTACGTCTGTTTAGAACTAAAGGTTCAGCACCATTTCTAGTTACTGTTAGTTTTTGACCACTGCTTTTAACTTTAAAACCGTCAGTACTATCATCTGAACTAGTAGTCCCCACCAGCAAGTTACCGCTGCTGTCGATGCGCATCATCTCTTTGTTAGTAGTGTTTTGGTTTGTAAAAGTAAAAGCACCTGCATTGCCAGAACCTTGAACCCAATTTATATAACCATCAGCACCTCCTCCTGTTCTAAATTGCATACCTGCAAAAGCAGAAGCGGTAGATGAAGGGTTTTCTAGTTTTAGCAACATATTAGCATCAGTTGAGCCAGTATCTGTTGTATATCCTACATTTATTGTTTCATTCAAATGTAATCTGTTATCTGGGTTAGACTCACCAATACCAACATTGCCTGACGAGTCGATGCGCATACGTTCTGTGCCATCGCCAGTTCTAAAGCGCAGAGCATTACCAACAGAACCTATGCCGTTAGAATAGTTGTATGTTGTGCCACTGTCTTTGAAGTACAAGTCGCTGTTTGAGGATGTACTTTCTATCAACCCTACACCGCCAGAACTTGACTTTGCATGGATTGTATAACTAGGCGTAACCCCAATCCCCAAGCTCTCCGCACTAGCATCCCAGAATAACTTAGCAGTGTTGCCTGTGTCCTCGTAGAAGCTAATGTCGCCGTTAGTTTGGAACTGTGCCATATTCTGAACAAAGCCACCAGAATTGTTGGCCTTTTGTATATATAGACTGCCACCTGTTTGACGCAGTCTGGTGCTTTGATTTGTTAAATCTGTTTCAATAAATGCAAGATATGTATCTGTACCAGAAAACGAACCATTTCCATCCACAGTCAGCCCATCAGCCGTAATTGTGCCAGTTACGTCAAGTCCAGTAGAGTTTAACGCCATTCTTGCGCCAGCAGCAGCCCTAAAGGTCATCGTGTCGTTTGAGTTTGTGTAACTCACTGAACCAGCATCAGTGTCAGTGTCACCCATGCGTAACTCAGACTCACCAGTGGAGGAAGAGTTTATTAATATTTGACTATAGCTATCGCTTGTTGTCCCAATCGCTAAATAATCAGCCGTAATTCCGCCTGTTACGTCAAGGCCTCCAGTAAACGTCTGAGCATTAACCTCAAAGGCAGTATAGCTAATTATATCACAGACATCCCCAGTACTAGCACCACTTGCAAGCACCACGTCTGACCCATTGGTAGCAGTAAAGTCAGCAGGGCTTAGGTGTGAACCATTAAGATAGACATCCAGAAAGCCTACCGTATAACCAGCCGTGTTAAACGTAGTCTGACCTGAAGTGGCCGTGAACGTTTCACGATGCTGAGTAGCCTGTGGTACAGGTATTGCGCCTAGATATCCAGCCATTGTTTATTTATCCTTACGAGTTTGCCGCAATAGCAGCATTAGCAGCAGTCATACTTTCTGTAGTCCAGTAGTCTTTTGCCACCATGAGTTGCAGATGTTCTACATTGCGAGACACTGTGTCTGCCCAATCTGCATCGGACGTATCCTCTGGTTGACCAGCATTAAGGAGATCAACTGAGTGGCCCATTGCTGTGTAGTGCTGTGCGATTTCTTCTGTGGTTGGTGTGTCAGTCATAGTTATGCTCCTTTAGCAAGCCATCAATACACATGGTACGCAGAACGAACCATCGTCATATGTGTTTGAAACGTGGGTTGAAGTTACTTTTGCGATTGTCTTGCCACGAACAATGTCATCGCCTTGTGGTTTGGCTGTGCCATCACCCGCTGACATGAGCAGATCACCTCTAGCAACGGTTGTACCTTGTGCAATGCGAATAATCATGTCGCCTGTCATAGCAATGTTCATATCATTGTGTTCATCATCTTCATCCCAGTTGACGAATACACCCGAAACATTTGGATCACCTTCAACTGATGAAACTGCCATACAGTTGAGCTGTTCGTTATCTTCAATGTAGGCATCTTTGTCTTCCGTTGCTTCATGTGACCAAACCGCCATCTGATCTAAGTTTGTTAAGACCGTGCCTTTTAACAACGAGGTATCTTTTGATCCATCTGAAAGCTGCGACCAACGTGCAAGGTGTCCACCATTGTAAGATACAGTTGTACCTGATACGCTAATTGTACCTTCAGTAACTCCTGCCTGTTGTAGGCCAATCAAATTTCCGTCATTAGAAAAACGACTAATTAAAATTGGTGCTGCGCCATCAGCAGAAAATGCTGCAATTCCAGCCTGTGCGGTTCCTGCTGTATTATCACCAAATACAATTCCAGCCACTTCGTCTGCGCAGGGAGTATTGCTTAATGTGTTGAACTTAAACCTACTGCTACCATCAATTCTTAGCCTAGGATTACCATCCCCATCAGACAGCACGATGTTGTTGCTTGCGGTGCGGATGTCCAAGCCGCCTTGGTTGCCGTTGTAAGAGCCAAGGATGGTGTTCTTGGAGCCAGTGGTTACTTTACCACCAGAGTATGTAGAGCCAGATGTTCTTGCCCCAACAAAACAGTTGTAAGAGCCTGTCGTTAGATCATCACCAGCGTGATTCCCAACTAAGGTATTGTTTGCACCTGTCGTAAGAACTTGACCAGCAAAGCCGCCGATGATCGTTTGATATGATCCTGTTGTAACTGCTTTACCAGCTTGGTAGCCAAGGAACATATTTTCTGCGCCAGTAGTATTAGCATACCCAGCCTTATAGCCAACTGCCGTGTTGTTGCTGGCGGTGGTGTTAGCTCGTAGTGCGCCTGTACCAACAGCTACGTTGTAGTTCCCTGTTGTATTGCGGCGTAGAGCTGATGTTGTGGTCCCATCGTAGCCACCTAAAGCAACGTTGCTACTGCCTGTTGTGTTTGCATACCCAGCAAATGCCCCAAGAGCAGTTATGGTTCCAGTAGTATTAGTATACCCAGCCTGATACCCAACTGCAGTGTTGTTGGATGCGGTGGTGTTGGAGCCAAGAGCATCAACGCCTAAAGCTGAGTTATAGGAACCTGTAGAGTTGATCTGTAAACTTCCTTGACCAACTGCTGTGTTTTCCGCACCTGTTGTATTTGTACCTAATGATGCTTGCCCTATTGCAGTGTTTTTGCTTGCCGTAGTATTAGCATCTAAAGCTAAACTACCTAGAGCTACGTTACTGAAACCAGTAGTATTACTATACCCAGCCTGATACCCAACTGCTGTGTTGTTGGATGCGGTGGTGTTTGCACTAAGTGCTGAAGTACCCAATGCGACATTCGCCCCACCAGTTGTAATTGCATCACCAGCTAGACCACCAATGATGGTGTTTTGTACACCAGTTGTGACGTTGACCCCTGCTTGAAACCCAACGGCTACATTGTAATTATCAGTGGCAGAAGTAAAGTTTTGATTAGCAAGTGCTGCCTGACCTATTGCAACTGATCTACTACCTTGAGTATCAGCCGATAATGCGTCTGTTCCAATCACCACATTACGCTGACCAACGGTAAGCGCATCTCCAGCACTACCCCCAATGAGGGTATTCCTACCTCCAGATGTTATTGCGGCACCAGCAGCATCACCCAACGCCACGTTAGCTGTACCAACAGGATAGTTCCCGTCTAGCTTGATTGTGCCGTCATTCACGTCAAGATCACCAGAAATAATAAGTGAATCTGCGCTTTCATCCCAAGTCATATGTCGGCTGGCAGTAGCACCAAAGAACTTAACGTCATAGCCTGTGTCGTTAACGCCAACAGATAACGTAGCGTCAATCTGCACAGCACCATTAATATCAACAGCATCTAAGTTAGCTGTACCACTAATATCAGCACCAGAGGTACTAAGGTTGACTGCTTTGCCGCCAATGTATCCAGCCATTATGTAATCTCCATATAACTCATGGTTACTGAAACCTTATCCGCAACAGAACAATCAATTTTAACAATATCGCCCACGTTAAGGTTAATCTTCCCGTCCAAAACAGCAAGCGTTGACCCAACAGGTATTGGTACATTCTTTACCAAAAACGCTGTTGTGTTTTGGGTTTGACTGGTTTGCGTTGTCGTACTTACAATCGTTACAGATGCTGTGACCTGTGATGTGTGAACGTTTGCCAGTGTAAGCCCAAGAATAATAACCGTGCTGCCAGACTGAACCGTGTATAAAGTTTCTGGTGTTCCAGAACTTGCAGGAGCAACATCCCTTGTGATTAACTTAAATGTATTAGCCATTTTTTTTCCTATATCACCCCAACGCAATCGCCAAAGCTGTCGCGTCATCTGTTGTTGCTACAATTCCAGTTACAGCAGGAAGCGTGAGAGTTACATCCGCAGTAGACGCGGGGCCTATTAATGTTACTTTGTTAGTTCCATTGTCAGTGTCTTCAAAGAACTCTACAAAGCCTGCGCCTGTAGCGCCGTTTTTTACAGAGATACCCGCGTTAGCAATGGGCTTTGCAGTGAGAGTTGCTACTCCAGTGACCAAAAGCGTAGATGCCATGTCAACCGCACCGTCGATATCCACCACATCTAAGTTAGTGGTGCCGTCTACGTCGATAGCACCGCTGATATCTAATGAACCAAACGATCCCACACCTGTAGTAGTAATGGCACTGGAACCGTTGTCGATAGCACCAAAGCCAGATGTTATAGAGCCTGAGTTTAAAGCCCCCACAGTAACAATGTTGCCGCCACCTACACTGTGGCTAGAAAAGTAAGTGGACACTGTATCCACGTTGGTCATACGCATTGTGCCTGCATCGTTCACCAACAGGCCATCGCCACTTGCAACCGCAGTCGTACCCCTAGACGTGCCACCGTCGATCAAGTTTATTTCTGTGGCTGTTGTGGTTACTGCCGTTGATTCCAACGTGAGTTGCCCGTCTGGAACAATTAAACCCGCCGCGCCCCCAAGTATTAAATCGTCAGCACTAGCGTCCCAAAGCATGTACGCGCTTGCGGTATCACCAAAGAATTTAACATCGTGGCCCGTGTCGTTAACACCCACAGAGACAGTTCCGTCAAACTGAGAAGCGCCATTAACGTCTAGCGTACCGCTTGTAATCAAGCCCGTTGTTGTTAGGGCCGACGACCCATCGTTAATAAATATATCTGCGACTGTGGCTGTGACAAAGACAACCGCCGTGCCACTAAGCGATATAGCGCTGTCTGAATTAGAGCTTTCAGTAACTGAGCGAGTAAGTGTTGTGCCGCTTGACGTATATGTCCCACTGCCAATTTCAAAATTAGTCCCATCCTCTATAGCATATCTAACAGTTTGACCGTTAGTTATTCCAGCATTAGCGAAAGTCTGGTAGCCTGTTGCAGCACTGCCCAAGGTAATCGTTCCAGTACCCGTGGTACTGGTAGACATTTTTGCACGATTTCCTAGAGATATTGCCATGTTAAGCTATCCGTATAATTGCGTTACTCGCGTCAGCGGTGGGAAAAACGATGGTGAAGTCCCCAGACGTGGCACCTTTATCGTCTCCAAAGTCTAAAACACAAACAGATGGATCACCAGATGCCGCCTCGTTAAAGATTAACGCACCGCGCACCGAAGAGATTGTTACGTTAGAAAACACCTCATCAGCAAAGTCAGTCAAAGCTGTTGTGCCGATAGTCGTTGGCGTCACGCTAGTTAAAAAATTACCTTTGGCCGTGTAATTTGTTCCCGTGATTTCATTGCTACTGCTATAGGCAGTAGTAGCTGCATTTAAAGTCGCATCGTCAGTATAAAGCGCCAACTTAAAAACATTGCTTGCCGCAGTAAAGTTATGTGTAGCCGTCATCAATTCTTTTTTGAACGAAGTACACAGGAAATTTCCGTTAAACGCCATTACATTTTCCTTATATATTCGGCCAACGTAGGATGACCCGCTTCTTTGATTGCATTATATACCGTAGTACGGTCACTTTGGATAGCCTGCTTCATATAGATGACCAGTAGCTTTTCTATGCTGTCACGATAAGCAATAGCCTGATCCCGCAAGGCAGGGTGAGCATCTTCGGAAAAGGCAACGATCTTACCTACGCAACGGTGCGCCACCTCTTCTGCCGTAAACCCGCGATTATCGGTAGTTTGAACACCCACCTTAAACTCTCCAAAAGACATGCTGTTCATTGTTTCTGCCTAATAACTTGACCAACACGGTAATTTTGCGTGGTTTCTTTGGCCTCACCCAATAACTTTAAACCAGCCAAAGACTCCTGAAACCTCTTGTCATACATAGCCATGACGTCCTGCTCACCTTTCATAAAGATGTACGCCTCTATTAACGAACCGTACAAAAGGCTTAACTCTGAATTTTCACTTAACCATGTTGTACCACTGTCTGATCCTGCCGTAAGGCTTGCGGGGCGGTACAAGTAGTGAAGCTCTGCCGTATAATCAACGTTTGGTGTTGGTGCTAAGATGAAGTTGCTAACATCAAACGTAGCGTAATATTTCGGCACACCTGTTGTAGCAGGGTCAGGGGTATAGCTTTGAACAAAGCTAACATCTTTAAACTCTACAAATCCGTAATCACTGCCACTAGTTACTGGGTCCGTAACAGTTCTTAAACTCAAAGAATAAGGGGCCAAGAAATCACTAGGCATTTTAAGAAACTTGTTTCCGCTGGACGCTATACCTGAAACGTTTTTTATAAACAAACTTAGCTGAACAGATTTTAAAATCCGTTCTTCCGCAGCACGTATAAACAGAGGGAGATTAGCTACAAAAGAAGTCTCCGTGTTCTCAGTGTAATCCTGCAACGCTGTCTTTAACTGCGCAAATGTAAAGCTCATGACGTAACCACCGTAACCTCTCCGACCTCCCCTGTAGATTTCAATCTGTTAGGAGTCAACGCCTCGTCTCCGTGAAAGCCAACAGGTCTAAAGCCGTACTGAATGTTTCTTTGAGCCTCTAAACCGCCCTCGGGTCGGGGGTTTCTCAAAGCTTGGGGATCAGCCCCTACCTTGGGAGGAAACAACTGAGGGTGCT